GGCCAATTCGCGGATTCTATCTGGTATTCTGCCCTCATAAGCCACCATTCCACCTTGGATCTTCTTCCGGTTTTTCGGTTTGGGGTTGGGTTTGGGTTGTTTTTTCTTCTTCTTCTCGGGAAACACATTAACGGATATTGCTCCTTGAGTGTTCGGATTGTTATCTTTATGCGTGTTCATCTACAGAGAAATTTTATGTCTTTTACTTTATTGTAAAGACCCCTAATTCGCTAGCCTACAGCAATAGGCTCTCCTCTCTACCACCACTCTATGAGAGGCCTGATTATTAAAGGTTCTAATTATAATCAACGTTGTTCAAAGCTTCGAACAACGGATGTTCTACAAAATTCAAAGGTCTAGTAGGGTACATTTTTTCTACTTCTATGAACCATTCCGGCGGTACATTATAGCGTTTAGCTAAAGTAACCAAGGTGCGATCCTCGATTATTTCAGGCTTTTGAATAACGCTAGCGTGAACTTGATGTGTTTGAATCATGTCACTGTAATCAGGTACAATCGCAAAGTTGCTGACAAATTTCCTCAATAGGGGTACTTGTAGGAATTGTTTGTAACTTTGAGCTATATCATTGAGAAACAAACTCGAAGCTTGTTCGAAGGTTTTTGCCTTATGTATCAACATCGGGTCTTGTTGGCTTTTGCCTACCTTCAAAATTCGAGATGGCAATGGTCCCCAGAACCACCAGTATGGGTGGCATACCACATCCCTTTCAAAAAGGTTGCATCGGCGAGGTCACTCAATGTTTTGAGTTTCATCTCCAAGCCTAAATCGTGGAAGCTGGTCTCTAAGGATTCTTTTAACAAATGTTTTCTCAAGAAAACGTGAACTACAGCACTGGCCATGACGTAACTATTTCCATACGAAGTATTGACCCCCCCGGTATTACGTTGAGCTCGTGCTACGCGATCAACTTTCAACCGTTGGTGTCCGTCTCTTGAATAAATGCAGAAAGGTGCATTTTCCAATATAGAAATAATAGTGAGAACGTCTTCAGAGACGCCCAAATGTTTCAAACTCGCTCTTTCATGGTCTAATGGACCTTGACCTTGCGATTGATCGAAACTTGAAGCGTCCCCCTCCAATATTGACATCTGCCCGTCCGCGTCCCAATAGACCGCTAACGAGTCATCAC